TACCTTTTGAACCATAATTAAAACCAACTATTCTAAGGTCAATATCCATTTCAAGTTTCATTTTGATTTGATATGTTGGTTTCCCATCCTTCCAACCAGCATTAGCAGCTTTGATAATTGTACCTTCAAGACCTCTTTTTTGAGTATCTAAGAAGTGGTCCATTGCTTCTTCGTAGGTTGTAATGAAACGTGTTTCAATAAGGTCAACTTGAACTTGAACACAAGCTTTATTCTCAACCATCTTTCTAAGTGAATTATATCTGATATGATATTCAGTTACTGATTTACCCTCAAAGTATTCATCAACACTAATCATATCCCAAACAGTAATCCTCATTTTATCTAATGCATCAGCCATTGGACCATGCTTATCTTCAAACGCAGCGATTTTCTTACCCGTTTCAACTTCACCTCTTTCTTCAGCTTTTTCAACAATATCCATAATAGAATTTACCATACCATTAGCTATCGTTCTCTTATACCCATCTATTGTTAACTCACCATTTAGTACACAATCTTCCATCTGACCTAATTCTACTAAGAATTTAGCACCAGTAAGTGTTGATACTTCCCCTTGTCTTGAAATTAATTCAACATCACCACCTCTGATAATAGCGTTACGATATGTACCATCAGCTTTAACTTGTGACATTACAGCTTTACCCTTTTCGAATAATTTCATAGCACCTTTAACCGAAAATGATTTAGCCCCTTGATATGGTGTTTCCTCGATGAGCTTTGGAATTATTTTATTAATCCCAGAGTCCATACCAATTTTAAGGTTTTTATCGATAATACGTTCAATAACATATGCATCATCTTGTGATACGCTATTTAAAATTGCTTGTAAAACAACTGTTGCATCACCACCAGTTACTTTTCTAGAATATATGTTTTCTAATGTAACTAATGCTTGCTCTAACGGCATATTTAATTCAAAATCATCTTTAACATATTCTGGTATTTGTTTTATGTAGAATTTTATTCTAGGTGAATGTGCTAGATAAATTACTCGTTTAAGTAACTCATTATCCTTATATTTGGCTAATACTTTACCCTTATCGTTTTTACCGCTAATGTTAGCGATTTCATCTAAAATTTCTTTAATTTTCATATTTAATCGTTTATTATAGTTATTGAATCTCCACACTTTTTATTTAAATATAATTCATTTGTTATGACATAAACATCTTCACCATTAACAGTCTTTACCAATACCTTATTATTTGGTAATTTATTGTTTATAATACCCTTTAATGGTTCGTGATTAGTATAAGTCATATCATAATAAAGCCAACCACCTATAATTAACAGAAGTATAATAACAATCATACACCCACAACCTTTTTTATCCTTAGAATCACCACCATCGGTGCCAATATATTCAAGGGCACTAATTAATACTTCTCCAATGATTTCAGCTGCCATAATTATTTTTTTTCGTTTGTTGACTGCAAATATAAGTTAAATTATTCACACTTCGACCAATTTAATAAAATAGTTTTAGAAAAATGTAGAACTAATTCTGTTTGTGTCATTTTTGGACATAAAAATGACTGGATAATATTTGTTATGAATACCCATGAAAGTAACAATATAACAACACCAATTCCAACGTTTTTAATTTTTTCATTCATCATATTAAACAGTTTTTACATTAAAATCATAGCAACCACAATACTTACAACCCACAGCTTCATTATTATCATACCCATCAAAATGACGATGATAATCATGACCACATTCACATTCCTTATAGTCACCAAATTTTGGGTTATACGTATAATGAACATCAACCGTTGCTGTTCTTATGTAAGGTGGTTCAACACCATCATCATCATTAGCTTCATGTATCCCTAATTGAACATTTTTATAATGTGTAATTAAATTACACATTTCCAAATATGTTTCTTCACTTATATTAATTCCCAGTTTCAAGCTAATAATTACAGTTTCAGCATTATTTAATGCGTTATATAATTTTATTTGATTAGTCATTATGAATTTTATATTTTCATAGACCGATTCTTGCATTGGAAAATTACGCCTACCTAATTTTAACATAGGTACGGTGTACTCTAATGTTTCATTCACATAACTAATTCTTTTTTCTACTGTGAAACCACCCAACATACTCATTAAATTATGTACTCTATCAAAACCCTTTGCCAAACTAGTTATCGGACAATCAATCATCTTAGCATAATACTCATTATTTGGAGTTTTAACACCTTGATACACTTTGGTCATTAATTTAACCGAGTTCATAACCAAAACGCCAAATAACTTTTCAATTTCTTCATAGGAAATGCCCTTATCCTCACACACATCATGTAAAAATATAACCATAAACAACTCTTCTTTATACATAACATCACCTATTAACGTTCTAGCTAACAGTGCTTGTGAAATTTGATGTGAAAACTCATGCTCACCATCTTTACGAAGACCATTATGTAATTTTTCAGCAAAAATCATCGCATTATACGCATTGTAATATCCCTTACCTAACAACCAATATGTTAGTGATATTTTCATTTTTTTATAATCTTCTTTCATAACTTACCAATTTATTGTTAACCAACTACCATCTTTTTGTGTATTTTCTTGTCTAAGAACAAAACCACGTTTTCTCAATTCTGACATCGTTAAACTTTCAGCATAAATAGAAACGATACAATTCATTTTATTTTCTTTAACAGCTACCTCTATTTTATTTAAACAAGTATTTATTTGATTATTTATTTTTTCACCTAAAACTTTAGTAGCCTGTTCATTTGCCCATTTTGCATTAATTTCTTCTCGCATATTTTTAATTTTTAAAATTTTAACCTTTTTTCTAGATAACACTAATTTACAATATGATGGGTATCGCATATCAACACTAGTTGTATCAAGCCCATCTTTAGTCGTTCTAATAAATTGGCAGTTTTCAACTCTAAGTTTATCGCCCACATATTGCGGTTGGTTAACCCAATGTGTGATAACACATTCCTCACCTTCTCTTAATTCTTGTGGTCGTATAATTTTTTCATCCATGTCAAAAATAAAATTTTAATTTAAAATTTCTATTCTTCTACATTCCACATAACTATCATCCTCATGGAATACATAAGCTGGTATATTTAAATGTGGATGGTTAATTACACCTTTAATTGTATTTTTCTTAAAGGTACTTTTAAATGGTCTGTCTTTTTTTTTACATTCTTTACCTATATTAACCTCATAATCTTTAATTGTTCCCATAGTTTTTTATTTAGAGTGCAAATATATTAAACAAAAATGACATAACCAAGTAGTTATGTCATTTTTTTATAAAAGTTTATATAATAATTTATCATCATATTTAAACATAAAATCATCAATGCTAGATATCTTATTTTCAGCTAACCCAAAATATAACCCAGTAAAATTATTTATCTCATATTTTTTACATATCTCAAATACTACACCAGCAAAACGTTTCTTTTCTGATGGTTGTATATTCTTTGGTTTATGTAATTTTAACTCGTCCCAAACCATATTTAACTTAACATTTAATAAATCATAATTAACTTTTAATTTATATAGTTCTTCTTTTCTTTCTGGGAAAGTAGTGGCAAACTCTTCAATTTCATTAGTTTTAACAATTGTTAATATATTATGTTCAGCTGATTTACCTTTTAAGTGGTGTACAGCCACATATGCTGGGTTTTTAACCTTCACCCTATTAAAGTTATCATCAACTACCACATAACCTTCTTCTGACCATGGCATACCCTCAAATGTCCTTAAAATGGCACCCATATTACCCTTGTTTAAATCATATGTTTTAACTACTGGCACATTTAACTCAAGACCAATTCTAAATAAAGCTTCGTAATTAACCTCATTTAACGTGAATATGTTTCTACAAGTCAAAAGAGTCGCAGAAGATTCACCATGTGGTTTAACCACAATATTATACGGTGTAGTAAGTTCAAAAATATAAACCCTAGTAACATCTAATTTATCTTCAGTTAATTCATATTTACTTTTAACAGTATCCCAGAATAAATCATTAAAGGTAGTACCTAATTTATTATTTACCTCACCTTCACCTTCAGCTGTACCAGTAGTACCAGCAAACCATTTATCCACAAACCCATCATAATACACTTGTATAAGTGAACCATCTAATTTCTCTAATACTTTAGCGGTATTCCAATCAATTTTATGTGCATTTCCTTCTTCTGAATTGAAGAATTTCTTGAACGCTAATGACATAACTTTCCAAGTATCTAACTCAAGGATTAACCCACGACATTCTTGCATTTCTGGTAATGCCATAAGTGTTGGTGACACTAATTGGTCATATTTTAAAAGTACTTTATTATCGTATAACCTACTTTTAAGTTTAAAATCCCGAATTGTTTTTTCTAACCCATTTTTTTTTAAATATTCTACTATTTTTAATTCCATAATTATAATATATCATTGTTACCTTGATTGTTTTTCAAATCATTTAATCGTTTTAAAAATTCACTATCAGTTTCACCAACATTTTTACCCTTTAAAAAAGCGATGTAATCATGTTGAGTTTCTTCCATATTTTCAAGTATTTTTTTAGCTGAAAACATATTACAAAAAGTTGAAAATAATATCATTTGTTTCTCATCATACATTAAATTAGATAAAAAATTCAAAAATGACCCAGAAAATTTAATTATTACGTCTTCATCTTCTTTACCTTCTTTTATCAAAGCCATACCCATTTCAGTAAATTTATTACTTAACTCAAACCTTCTATCTATATTTTCCATACTATTTTTTTACAAAGGTATAACTAATTATATTAAATTCCAATTTTTTTTGTGCTCATTTCGTAAATCCATCCATATTTTACCTAAAGTGTTTTCACCAACCCATTCATTATTAACTAACATTGCACCCCAAAATAGATTACCACCAACATTACCCCTAGTTGTAACATCTTCAACTATTAGTAAATCACCAGTATTTATTAATTCCTCAATTAATTTTGGATGTTGCATTAGTTTAAATACTAAACACATTTTCATATTTGAAATATCTTTCTTAGAATGGGGTGTAACGATAATATCTTTAAAATTAGACCTCATAACCTCTTTAGCACCCATTGGTGACTTTTCGTTTCTTATTAACTCTTTAATGTCATTATCCCTAAACCTTAACCCTTGAAATAAGGCTTCCGTTGTTTTCCATATAACACCACCAAAATCTATTGGATATTGTGACATATTACCTAACCAACCATAAGGTAAGTTATTCTTAGTGAAATTTATTACGTCCATTATTTCTTATAATAGTATGATGGTATTCCAATATTAATATGGTATTTTTTACCAATTAAAATAATATTATTTTCATATTCGTCATCGTAATCATCCCATTCACTATCTAAATCATCACCATTACAATCAATTAACGTAATATTAAAATCACTACCCCAACCACTTAAATTTCGATATATTCCATCGAATATAAACTGTTTTATATAACCCTTCCTAATGGTTAAATTTATAAATTTTTCTAATTCTTCAACAAGTGGGTCCATATCAATATCAAATATATATTTTATACCCATATCAGTAAGTGATTCTGAAACCATTTTATTATATTTCCCAAAACTACCTTTTACTAATACCTCAAATGGCAACCATTCAACAACATGTGGTTCATCATGGTTAATTTCACCAGTATAATCGGCTAAATAGGTAAAACCCATATTACCATTTTTATGTATCGCAAAAACTAACCTTAAATTAGTGATATCTAAACCAGTTTCTTCTTTACACTCCCGAATTGCTGTGTTTATTGGGTTATTATTATCTTCTGGGTCCATTTTACCACCTATTAACCCAAAATCAGTATGGTCATGTTTTCTGGAAACACCTAATACTAAACCATCTGGATTTATTAAAACTACTTGTGCTGTTATCATATATAATTATTTATTAATTTATCATATTACAAAGGTAATCTATTTTTTAATACTAACAAGTTTTATTTACTTTTTAATTATATTTATAGTAAATCATGTGTAGTTTATAAACTGATTTAAATTATTAATTACGGACTTTAAAAACTAACATAAAACAACATTAAAATTAAACTATAATCATGGCTGATAGTAAAATCACTCAATTACCTCAAGGTTTATTCAATCAACAAACTATTTTACCTATTGTGTCAGATGGGGTTACATCGCAAGCAACATTTAACACTCTTGTTAACTCATTAGGGCCTTATTTTTCAGGGTCAAATGATACAGTTGTTACAGGTGGAACATACTCAAATGGAACTACATTATTTAGAAATAATACTGGTGGTACATTTAATGTAAGCGGTTTTAGCACTGGTAATACTTTTTCACAAGGCACTATTAATCGATTACCACTTTTCATTAGTGGTAATACATTAGGTGATAGCGCTTTTGCACAAACAGGTGGGAATATCGGTTTAGGTTCAGTTAATATACCTGGTGAATTATTTCATATTGGTGATGGTAATATGTTACTTGAAGGTGGTGGAGAAGTAGCCCAAAAATTTAAACGTGACTTTAGTACCACTGGGGAAAATTCAGGTGTACAAACAGGTTCAGGTATATCTACAAATCCTATATTTCAAATTGGTAGAATAATACAAGCTGGAGATGGAGACCCAGAAATTAGAATAATGTATAGTGATGATGTTGCATATGAAAGAACTGTTTTTGAAATTGATAGAAAAGGTATTGTAGCATCTGTTAAAACTCAAATTGGTTCACATTTTGAGGGGTTTGCTTCATTAACTGATGAAAACCCTATGTTTAGATTAAATTCATACCCAAACATGCGTTTAGAAATGGGTCTTGGTGGTTTCAACATTACTGATGTAGCTGTTGAGCGAGACATTTTTAGTGGTTTATCATTCTACACTAATAGTACTAAACAAGCTAGTATCTCTAATATTGGTAATTTATCAGTTGGTGGAGTAGATGATACTGTTAATAAATTACAAATATATGGTAACACTAGATTATATGGTGATTTAAGTGCAAATACAATATCAGCAACAACTTATTTAAATTTACCAACTGATATTAGAGTAACTGGTGGAACTTATACAGCTGGAACAGCAACATTTAGAAATAATACTGGTGGAACATTTAACGTAACTGGATTTAGTACAGTATCTAATATAACATCTGGGACTTTTACACCAATACTTGTGAATGGTACTAATGTTAGTAGTTCATCAACAGATAGATTAGGTACTTGGACTAAAATTGGTAATATAGTTACCCTAAAATTTGATTTTCTTGTTCAACCGATATCAGCTTCAACTAATACTAGTTTGACTGCTACTATACCATTTAACATAAATAGTGGTGAGGGAACCCAATATATTGGCTCTGTCGTTGGTAGTGTAGCTCCTTATAGTACAGGGTTTGTTCAAGGTAATACTTCATCAGCAACCGTTCAATTTTACCCAACAACAACCGCTAATTCTCGTTGGGTAGCTAGTGTAAGTTATATTTCGAATTAAAAAATAATATATGTTATTGTTTTAATTCATCTACTAATTTATCTCTAATACCTATAAAATCCCTAACATCAAAATCAGTGTCATTAATTAATTTTAATGACACTTTAAAATTATTCGCAACCGTAAAATCAGTAACAGTTTTAGTCGCTTTTAATTGTTTTGCAAACATAAGGATTCTAATTGAATGAAACAAACCTTTTTTGGCTAAATCTTTATATCCATCTTTAGAATGTCCATCTGCGCTAAACCAACTCATAGACATTTTACTTATTATCGATTTAATAAATTCTTTATCATCCCATTTTTGAACTTTAAAGTTCCAAAGTTTTTTTACCACATCAGATTCTGGTAATGATAAACATTCTAGTGCTGAAATATCATACCTATTGATAGCATCAATGAATCCACTCCTAGAATATAATACACCTTGAATAGTCCTATCTTTATTTGATATCGCATTTTGTTTAAATCCACCACTTTTAAGTATACCACTTTTTGTGACTATAATATAGTCCGAATCTGAATCTTTATCAAATGTCCCATAAACACGACTACCATAAGGATATATGTTTAGAATTTCTTCTGTTATGTTAAGTTCATTAAGAACATAATTAGCTAATTCGTTTTTTTCCATTTAAAAATATTTTTATTTAACATTCCTTTAATCTTATATTTTAAGATATTAATATTTAACCTAATTAAACAAATAAAAAGGTGCTATATAGCACCTTTTTTTATATCAGTTACAATACCAACTACAATAAATGGTTTAATATTTTGCCATTTGGTTATTTGGTTTGACATAACTGGTTTACCACCATTTGGATTTATAGCGATAGTTATGTGTGCTATATCATTAGAACTATCATAACCATTAACTTTTACAGCCATAGCCATATCACTTAAACCTAAATCGGTTACAGTTAAATTAACTGATTTACCCAAATCTTCTTTGTTTTTAACACCTTTACCAAACGAAATTGTCATATGGTGTGCAATTATTTTCCAACCCTCTGGTATTCTATCACCAACAACCTCTAATAATTTATTTTTAGTCGCTTGGCTTAACACAACCGCAGAATATAGAATATCTGACTTTTTGTACATATCAGCTGAATCTAATATCTTTTTAATTGTCAACTCACCAACTGAATTATATACTTGAATCATCTTTTCTATTTTATCAAATGGAACACCATGTGTATTCCTTTCAGATAATTCTTTAGCTGTTAAACCACCAGTACCAATATCTACAACAGAAATATTACTATCTTTATAACCTAACTCTAGCGCCTTAACAACATATGCTTTAGATTCATTGGCTTTAATATTTGTATTATCTATAATAATAGGTGATACATCATTAATCATTGATTCTATAGCGTTTTTTAAGTTCGTTGAATGCGCTCTATTTAAACCCCTAAAATCTTCTGATGCTATCATAGTCTCAAAAAACAATTTGTAATCACCACTGGCCTCTATTACGTCATCAGTCGAATGTATTCGACCATTTTTAACCAAAGATTTTGCTTTTGTAGATTTACCAGAGCCTGGGATTCCACGACAAATTATCAATTCTGAATTTGGTTTTGTAATATTAATACCCATTGAATTTTTAACGGTATTATCTATTAATGTCTCTTTTATATTATTTTTCATGTGCAAATATACTATTTTTTATTGTTATAATATTAATTTTAACTATATTTTATCATTTTTATATTTTTTAAGGTATTTATAGTTATACCTAATAACTTGTAACAATGAATAATACGAAATTTTTAGTTGGGATAATTGATGATTGTAAACTATATTCAGCTATGATTAGTTATATACTAAAGAAAGATAAAGATGTAGAGATATTGAAATATACCTCACGTGAAGAATATTTTAACGATAAAGACACAATATTAGACTTACTAGTATTGGACCATACTTTAAATGATTTAAATGGGTTAACTGGTTTAGACGTTTTGAAAGAAATTAGAGAAACAGATATTTCAACACCAATTATAGTGTTATCAAACCAAAAAGATATTAAGGTGGTTTTTGAGTATATAGTGGGTGGAGCAAATGATTATATAGTTAAAAGCCCTGATTCTTTAGAACTTTTATATAAAGAAGTTACTAATATTAAAACAGACCAACCTTATCAAGAATTAAACGTATTACATCAAATAAATGAATTCTTTATTCGTTAACTATAATAGGTATCATATATATCATTAGTTAACCCAAAATCAATAATTACAATATCGTCAACACCATTTCTATTTACAAGACCGTAACTATTTAATCTACCAAAATCACCAACATCAGATTGTGTATTTCCCATAAAATCTTTTACTAAACTAACAAAATGGTTTTCGTCTAATTCAGCTTTGATATCTTTATCTAAACCAAATAAAGGTTTTTGACCGTTTCTTTCTGAATAGTCATTTCTTAAATAATAAGACATATTGTCAATACTACACTCAGCAATTTCTATAAAATTACGTCTTGTAACCTTTCTAGCTAACTCCATTTCAATCCATAAATATTCTGGGTGAAAATCAAATGTGTGTGCTAATATATTTGAAAAATAACTATCTTGACCCCATTCTGATTCAGTTTTAGTTTGAGCAACCCCTTTACTATTTTTAGATAATTTTAATACTTTTATATCATCAATCATATAAACAATTCTACCGCTACCAGAAGATATTTTCTTTAAATTATTATCACAATATGTTATTCTATCTTTAAATGTTATTAAACCCTTAAATTCATCCATATTAAAATTTATTGGGTAATCCTCATCTATTAAATTTTCAATAATTGTTTTATTTAATGATTCTCTTAATATTGATTGTATTTTATTTTTCATAACTATTTAATATTTGATTTACATTAATCATAAATATCTAAATAATTTAAAAAGTTCTGGTTATGTAAGTGTGTGGAGAGAATGGGGTTCGAACCCATGCGACCCTTACGAGCCCTACCTATTTAGCAAACAGGCCCCTTAACCACTTGGGTACCTCTCCAATTAATATTTTTGAGCTGTTCTAATGACCACTCTCGTAATTATCCATTTGTACCCCCACTGGGATTCGAACCCAGATTACAGCTTTAGAAGAGTTGTGTCCTATCCAGTTAAACGATAGGGGCCTTTTAATATTTTTAAAATTGTGACCCTACAAGGATTCGAACCCTGATTCTAGCAATCGTACTGCTAAGTCCTATCCAGTTGAACGATAGGGCCATGTATTTAATATAGTACCGAGTATCGGAGTTGAACCGACTTGACTACCCATATGAAAGGTAATTCTTTTCCAATAAGTCTCGGCATTTTATTTTTTTAATCTTTTATTCTTTAATTTAACCATATGTAAAAGTATTTTACCCTCATCAAGTGCATCAGCACCAGCCCTATGTTCTTCGATATAAACTTGACCTTTTTTCATGAAAAATTGATTATAAATTTCCTCAACACTTGGTTTTTTAACCCTACCATTTTTATCCTTATATTTAGAATATTTAGTAGCTGTTTTCATTAAACATTTAATATCGTCAATAATAAAACCAGCACCCCTAAGAAATCTTAAGTCAAAAGCTGAATTATAAGCGGTCATTTTATATTTACTAAAAAGGGATTGAATTTCATCAAAATAACTTTCTAAAGTTTTAGCTTTTTCAACGTCACTAACTTCAAGTGTCGTATTATTAAAAATCCAAGCGTTTTTATGTTTCCATTTTTTAAACTTCTTATCCTTGATAACATTATCAAAAACTAATTTTATTTCATTTGTTTGTGTGTTGACAAGGCTAATCCCAATCTCAACAATTGCATCTGAATTTACTAAAAACCCAGTTGTTTCTATATCTACTACTAATATCTCCATATTACAAGTATAAGGATTTATTTATTAATAATAAACCTTTCTTTATTTTTTTCTATTTGCGCTTTTATCCTAGCAATCTTTTCAGGTGTAGGGTTTTTATCTATCGTGTAATTAAAACCCATTTTATCTAAATAAGCGTAAACTTCTTCAATTTTTTCTTGTTCTATTTTTATCATTGTTTCATCATTTAATTATCTAATGTTTGGTGGGATTATATCTAAAAAAGCTAATATTATAAAACTCCTAGTTAACCTATTAAAACATAAAGAATTAATTTGTTCTTTAGCTATCTCTTTATCTGTAAAACGATAATAGACTAACCTTAATTCTTTTAAAGTTTCTAATTCTAAATTAACATAAAAATTATTATCATTCATCTTTTCAATATTGATTATTTCATTCATTAATCTGGTAGCAACTTCTTTACTATCAAAATCATCAAACGCTTGCTCACCACCATAAATGTCAAATAATGTATTTATTAATATTTTAATGTTAGTCATTTTCGCTATTCTTTGATTAACATAGAATGTTAATAATGCTAACATAAAAGCAAACATAAACCCAGTAAAACTCATATCCTTATTTTTTTATAATTAATAAATGCAAATATAAGTTAAATAATTTTAATAACCTATTTTTGTGGTCCAAGTGGGATTCGAACCCACATTTACAACATACCAATTACGACTATACACATTATGAGTGTGCCTCGGTATCAGACCAATTTAGTTGAGACAATGGGATTCGAACCCACATTTACAATAACCAGTTACGAATATACACGTTATCAGCGTGCCTCGATATATCTCAATTTATTTTTATATTTTCATAATATTAAATGCGTTAATTAATTTTTTCTTACCCTTAATTTTAATCCTAGGTCCACTTGTACCAAATTCAAATGGTGTGATACTTTCTATAACCCCTTTATCTAACCCAGTACCAAAGACATAACACACTTCATCACCAACCTCTAGTACTTTTAGGTTGATATCAACAATTGATTGGAAATATATTGCTTTAAACATATAAACATCTTTTGAACCAAAATATTGAATAAAGTCTCCTTCATATATCCTACGTGTTTCACTATCTAAAATAAAGTGCGCATAGGTGGCAAGCCATTTATCATTTTGTTTACTCATAATTTATTAATTTTATTTACTAATATTTTATTTTTTCTTGCTCCATTGGGTGGATTCGAACCACTTTTTCCATACTAAGTCGTATATCTAACTCTCGATGCGCTTTCCGAGCCGATTGCCAATGAATTTTACCCTATGTTTATAGTTTAATCACTTTGCGGTGATAATTGCCGCAATCACTGCGATAATTAAACTGAAGCGAGAAAGGGATTCGAACCCTTGGACCGCTTTCACGGCCTCTGGTTTTCAAGACCAGCTCAATCGGCCACTCTGACACCTCGCCATTTTTAGACTATGTGTAGGATTCGAACCTACGGCCCCTTTACAGGGCACTCCTTTTAACGGGAGTCACTTTAGGCCACTCAGTCAAGCATAGTATTAGTGGTGTTCCATTTCTAGACATGGATAATATACGAGCACCACGCTCAGTTTACTTTTGCAAATGTATAAATAATATTCGTTTATACCAAATTTATTTTCACTTATTTTGCTCTCCAACTAGGACTCGAACCTAGGACCCACGCATTAACAGTGCGTTGCTCTAACCAACTGAGCTATTGAAGAATTTTTGCGATTTGGGAGAATTTCGAAATCTCGACCCGCTGCCTAACAAACAGCCACTCTGCCTCTGAGTTACCAAATCTTTTTATTTTGCACGTCTAGTAGGACTCGAACCTACATCTAGGGTTTTGGAGACCCGTATTCTACCATTGCACTATAGACGTGTATTTATATTTACCGATATGTCAACGAACAACTTTTGGGTGAAAAATGGGGTTCGAACCCATGACCTTTGGATTCACAGTCCAACGCTCTAACCAACTGAGCTACAATCACCATGTTTGCGGAGAGGATGGGAGTCGAACCCACACGAGCCATTGTCTCCGAACAGTTTTCAAAACTGTGGCAACCACCTATTGGCTTGCCTCTCCATTATTTTTAATTTCAACGAAAATAGCTGTAAATCCACCTTCTTTTTGAAATCTTAATTCTCCATTATAACCACTTGCATTTGCAATCAGTCTGTACTTATCAACTATTAAATAAAAATCTTTTTTAAAATTTATAGTTTTCTCTCTACCTAATCTTCTTACATGTTCCATAACTTAATTAAATTAAAAAACCCGACTTAGATTTCTCTAGTCGGGTTATATTGTTATAAGTGTTCTAAAATTTATACTTCAGTACCACCAGTATTTAACATACCCGACATTAGATGACTATTACGTCTCCAATTGCTAATCGATATCATATGTATGTTAATTGTGTTCATTTTTTTTTTATTTTTGGATTTCTCCATTTGTTATAAATATATGTCTTTTTATAAAAAGACTATTTTTGTTTGTTTTAATTCTTATGCAAATATACTAAGGTTATTTAGATAAAGCAAGTCTTTTTACAATTATTTTTATTTTATTTTGTAATTACTTGATTATTAGATTACTACTATTTATTAAGACTTCTTTTATATTCTTGATATTCTTGTGTTTTATATAAGTCAGATAAATTTTTAGTATAAACTGTTTCCCTATCTCTTTTAACATTAAAATTAGGGTCACTTGGTAAATGATTATGATAAACATAAACAGCTGATTGTCCACTCTTACCATCAGTCACACCTGATTGTATACCAACGATTGGTATTGTTCTTGGGTGAATAGTTGAATCATCCTTTGTACCATATGGGTTAGCCATATTTGAAGTGGGTTTTTCACTTGGTGAATATTGAATCTCTTTACCTTGTTGTGGTGCCATTGGTTTATTTGTTTGAGCGTTAGCTCCAGCCACACCACCAATAGTTGCTAAACCAGCAGCTACATTTGTTTTCCAATCTTCAGTTACAGAGTCTCTATCTGTTAAGTGTCTTTGCTCTGATAATAAATTAGCAGCAGCGATATTTTTTTGTTTATCAAATCTTCTCATTAGTTTTTTATTAATAAATATCACGTCATCAGCAAAAATCTCACAAGTAACGTAACAATTATTTTCTTTATTAACTAAAACCCTACGTTTTAACCAATATTCTATATTATTTAACCCAGCAGCTTGGTAACCCCAAATATAATCAACGTTAAGTGTTTTTGGGTAATCTTTTAATTTATTACCCCAACCCATACCTCTAATCGACTCATCTACAGCTAATAACACACCTTCAATCCCTAATAATTTACTAAAGATTGGGTTATAGATTTGGGTAGGGCCTAATAGATAAAGACCTAAAAGTGTATCATCTTGTATAATATATGCTGATTTTCGAAAATCTACGCTATCATTAATTACTAAATCAAAGATTGTTTTACCAATAACATGTTTAAAATGAGGGTATGCCCAGTTAGCAAATTCAACTCTTTTTTCTATTGGAACCCCTATTTTTATCTCCATTGTTTTTAATTTCAAAAAATTGATAATCTCTTATACCCCAAATTACTTTTAATTCCTCTATACTGTATTGTATTCTACCTAACCATGGGTCATTAATATTATAAATATTATCTACATAACTAACTGGGATTATCCAATGTGGAACACCAGTGCTTATTGTTCTAATAATAGCTATATTACCATCATTTATAACACTATTTAATAATAAAAATGGGTATCTAGAGCCAATATGTTCAGTATACACCATTTTTAATGCTTCCATACCTTTTTTCATTCTATCTGGTGGTGTACCTACAAACCAGTCAGTACCACAAATTATAGCAATTTCATCTATAGTTGGAAAGTTAGAATCCGTTAAACCTAGTATAGTTGATTGCGCCATTTTTAAACATGTTGGACCACAAGTATTACCAGTCGGTTGTTTAAAGAAATTAATACTCATCGTCTTCGTCATCGTCTTCGATATCTTCTTCATCATCAACATCGTTAATAATACTTAATAAAAAATCCATCCCAATAAAAACCCCAAAACTATCATTAAATAATTTACCAATTGTTTCAACATCACTTGCTGATAGTAATTTAAACTCAATTCGTGATATTAAATCTTCACCATCAGAATATTCTAATTCACTACCATTATCAAATTTGTAATAGATTGCCCAAGTGATACTTGATGCTAGTTCTTCTAATTTCTCGATTTCTTTATCAGACATAATAGTAAAACCATTAATTTCGGTTTCATCGATTACATCACTAAATGTTGCTAAGTATTTTGCCATTTGTTTTTTTTTATAATTATAACTATTTTCTAATTAAAATAAACCTTATTTAGAGTTTACTAGATAAGGTTTTAATATTTTGTTAAAGTTTTCTGTTTCTATTTTTTGCATCAATTCACCCACATTTTTACCAGGCTTTAAATTAAAATCAAACATAATTTCTGACCCAGAAACTGTTAATGTAAATTCCTCAAAAGCATCTAGCAATTGAGATGGAATACCTTCACTTGAACCAAAATCTCTAATTTGGTTATTACTAATACCAGATTTTAAATGGGATTTTTTCAAGGAATACGCATTATCAGAATCTAATTTTAATAACGTAACTAAGAATATAATACCTTTAATTTCTGTAGTAGAATAACTTAAAATATTTAGTTTTTCTCTAATAGTTTCAACGGTATTGTTTTTTAATAACCTAGCTAAAACAACTAAGTAATCATTAAACATATAATCATCACCTCTATTAAACATACTCTTGACAATTTTTAAGTCTGGGAATATCCAATCAAACAATTCGTATTTATCATTCAACATTAAAAAAGCTGATGTTGATTTAGCCGATTTAATACCCTTGATGAATTCATCTCTAATACGTTCACTGGAAATACCTTCAAGATTTGCATTTTTTTGTAACGCTATATCAGTTTTTGTCTCTAATTCACTTCCAAACCTAGCAGCAAATCTAATTGCTCTAAGAATACGAAGTCTATCTTCACCAAATCTATCTTCAGCTAAACCAACCGTTCTAACAACACCATTTTTAATATCATTAATACCACCAACAAGGTCAACAATCTCACCTTTCTCAATATCGTAAAAAAGTGCATTGATAGTGAGGTCACGTCTTTTAACATCCCCTTCAATATTAGTAAATTTAACACTATCTGGTCTTCTACCATCAGAGCCAATATCATGTCTAAAGGTTGCTATTTCGTATTCCCCTTGGTTGGTAAATACATTAATAACACCAAATGCTTTACCAGTAGCTATAGTTCTAATGTTGTTTGTATTCATCATTTCTTCAACCTTGTCAGGTAAAGCATTGGTAGCTAAATCGTAATCTTTTGGTGATTTACCTAATAAAGCATCACGTATAGCACCACCAACAATAAATAGTTCAAAACCATTTCTTTTAAAGATATGGTTTAACTCACTAATATCTTCAGGTATTGATAAATCAAATTTAATTCGTTTACCAATAACTAATCCTTCACCTAATATTTGTTCTATCTTATTTTTCATGCAACAAAGATATTACTAAATTATTGATTAAACAAATATTTTATGTGAATTGTTCATTAAATTCTTTTTTAGCTTGTTCTAGTTCATCATATGCATAATTACTAAAATCACTTACAATATAATATAATATAGCTTTAACATCATCGGCAGTAAATTTACTACCATAAAAATCAATATTATCTAGTATACTATTGATTTCAGGTTTGCTTATATTTACAGTTTCTTTAATATGTGAGCTATCTAAAACATATTTTAATCTATACATATCATCATTAGTTAACATATAATCTGAAACATATTTTTTTAGTTTTATTAAAAAGTTATTAAATAAATCCATAATTGGTTTATAATCTAAAATATTTTCATATTCAACACCATCAGCATCAAAAGAGTAATTTGTATAGTTGCTAATTTGTTCTTTAAAATTATCGTCAATAAAGTTCATAAATTTTTGGTTTAGCTCTTTATTATAATCATTTTGAGTTTTTTTACCCTTCCAAACTTTATAATTTAAATAACCCTTGATTGAGTTTACATTATTCCTTTTCATATCCATACCCAATTCTTTTATTAGGTATCTATCAAATTCATTTGAACTCGACCTCATATTATGTACATCAGCACTCATACTGCTCGCAAAATCATTTATATAAAATTCACTTCCATTTCGTAAATAATAATTTAATTTATCATTTATTCTATCATCAACCTTATTTTTAACCCAATCAATATCAATATCAAAAGCTTGTATATCATTAAATATTTTAGCTCTTAATTTATCATCTCTAAAAACTAAATATGCAATAATATTAGTATCAAGATAACCTCTACGTTTTTCAACATCATTAGGTATACTATCAGAAGCAACTTCAATAGCTTTATTCTTAACTGAACCATTAAAATAATTTATATTATCATAAACGAAAAATGGTATGTTTAGATTATCACTTAAATATTTCAATTTACCCATATTATTATCACTAAAAATTTCAATAGATATTATATATTTATTAGCTGGTTTAATCTCATTTTTATCACTAATAAACCTATCTTCTAATTCATCTTGTCTAGATACTTTTTTATAGAAGTCTTTACCAGTTGTAGGCACATCATTTGGGTTATAGAGCTTGTTTCTAGGGTCTTTAGGTCTTTGCCAATAGTCAACCCTAGTAGACTTGTTATTCTGGTTTAATAACCTTCCATTTAAGGTTATTCTAACTATATTATCTTTAGGTAATGAGGCAGCGTATCCAATATCAGAATTTCTTGAACTAGTAGTAGATAAGAAAAATAATTTATTTTTATTTATCTCATTATCAGAAGGTGAACCAAAAGCTGCTGATAAATTAATCTTATTTGTTTTTAGAATCTCATCAAGTTTATAGGTGTTAGTAAAATGATATGTAATATCACTTACACCTTCATTAATCAAAGACTCTCTTAGTAATTTTTTTATAAAATTTTCCATTATTTAACTAAATTATAATACCCTTTATATTTTTTAATACCATCATCAACTAAATCAACACAAACATATCTTTCACCTGAATTAAAGGCTGCGAATACTCTATGGTGACCATCTCTTAATTGTACTTTAAATTTATTAAAATCACCCTCATCATTAGCTTGAGCATCTTTTAATTTGTTCTCCATATTAATAAATTCCTTAAAGGTATCGATTTCATTTTCTGTTGGGTTTAATTGTTTAAACTCTAATGTTAATTCATCTACACTTTTACCTTGAGCGACACTTGTTCTATATTTTTCAAAAAATGGTTCAATATTATCATTATCATAATCTAAATTATACCAATAATTATTATCAAGGTCTTTACCAATATATTCATCAAGTTCTTCATCACCAGTACGGTTAGGTTCTTCATGCCCATCGTATTCAACAACAAATCTATCATTATAAAATGATTCTAATTCTTCTTTAATATCTATAAGATTAATAACATGACCGTGAGCGTAAGAACATTCTAACTCAACCTTTTCAGGGTAATCACGTATTAGTTTGGTTAAATAAGCTAATTTTTCCTCATCGTAGATATTACCAGTCATACCATCTACTTCATCTCTAGTTAAAACAATCATATTACCAATAGAACCATACCAAACAACGTTTCTACCTTCATATCTAGAACTATTTGCTTTAACATCAGCATCTAATTTAGGTTTAAAATATTGTTCTTCATCACCATAATAATATTCATCTTCGTCATCTTCGTAGTCATCTTCTTCATCATCATATTCGTTTATTTCAGCTGGTTGGTTAAAGTCAATCGATAATTGATTTGGGTCTGTTCTATTTTTTTTAGGTTTTGGGGTTCTCTCTGGTTTGACACCAAAATTCATAAGTCTTTTAGCGAAATCAAAGTCAAAATAATGTTGAATTATGGAATTAGGTTCTTCCTCACCACTATTTGCCATATTAAATAAAACATCGTCACCATCACTACCAACAACCGAGTAATCAACCATTAAAGGTTTAATTAGAACGTGCATAAAGTCTGGCGAATCAGTTGGTTCTTTAAAATCAATTATAACATATACTAAGTCATTTGTAGAATAATTATACCAGTCATTATAATTCATCGCCCCATTTCTACCATATGTAAAACACCACAATGAATTACATCCAATTTTTTTTATTCCGTTAGGTCCAGATACTTCTATCACCATAACATCACCCTTATTAAATTTTATTTTAAGTTCATCGTATTCATTATTTTCTTCTTTAACAATTTCGATTATCTTTTGCTTTGTGAATTCTACACCACCTAATAAGTTTTCCTTTTCTTGTGCAAAATCTAATAAATCTTCTAACGTAATATTAGACCTAAACATTTTCTTTTCAATATTTTTTCTTAATTCAACATCTCTATTACCCAATTGACTAAATAACCCTTGAAAATAGTCTAGTTCTTGCATATAATCTTTAGTTTCGCTAAAATCTCTTTCTTGTCGAATATCATTTTTCATATTCCTAATAGCTATTGATGGTAAACTATTTAAAGTTTGTATTATCTTTTCTCTATTTTTCAATGTGCGCATAAAAGTACCAATGTCATCAACACCATTGATATTGAAACTCTTTATTGGGAAAATATTTTTGTTATATGTTTTTAATATATTATATAAACCTTTAATATCTTTCATATCTTGCATAGCTAAAATATCAGATTCAGGAGTTTCACTTTCTTTATAATTTGGGTCAGCACCAGCCATAGCAGAACTATCCATTTTATGACTTTTAAATAATTGATAATAGTACATATCAGTTATTAGTTTAGTATAGGGGTCACCATTAGTTATTCTAAGGATAAGCTCTCTAGCTTGTGGTGATAATTTATTTTGATTAAAATAAAGTTTATCAGCTAACTGTATGTTTTCTCTAAGTAATTTTTTAATTAACAATTTCATAATTATAAATATCGATATAAATAAAAAAGGCCCATAATAGGCCCATTTAATTAATGTAGTTCAAATTTAATAATTGTAAACGAATGGTTTAATCAATTATAGTAAACATTGTTGTATAATAATTGATATTGGAACTATCTTTTGTAACTGATATACCAAAACTATTACATTTAGCACATTCTAAATTTTTCCTATGTGTATCACTTTTTATCCAAGCATTTACCACCGATTCAGCTGTATTATAATTTTTTGCTAAATTTTCAGCAGCATAATAACTGTCACAAATTGCCATGACTTCATTAAATCTTTCTACCGCACCATCATGCGAAAAGTTATTCGTTAAAATCATCCTCTCATTGTTCTTAAAACATACATTACAAACAATTTTATTCATCTCCAATTCAGGAAGATTAATAGGTTTTCTATATTCATTTATTAAAGCTAAAACCTTACTCTCAAATACATCAGGGTTACGTGATTTAATTGTATAAGTTTTCGTAGGTAATTTTTTATTAACCTTAAACAATGATAATATAAATTTGATTAAATTTTTCATCTTATTTTTATTTATAATTATACAGATAAATAAAAAAGGACCATAAGGTCCTTTAATTTATTATTTTATTGTTTTACAATTTCAAATTTGTTGGCTAATAATTTAATCTTTTCAATTAAAACTTTATTATCAGTTAAACTAATATCACGTTTAACTAATTCTATAATTTCTTTCATTTTTTTAAAATGAGGTATCGATTTTGTTTTTAAATATTGTGGAAACAAATCTTGTTTATAACTCTGCTTATACCAAGTCGTAACAATATTTGTAATTGTCACACTTTGTGGGTTAACCATTAATTTAGCATAATGTAATTTACCATCTACTTCAAATTCTATAAGTTTAAAAATAAATTTATCATTAACGATAAATAAATGTTGTGCTGACGTAGTAAGATAATTTTTTGCTTCTTTCATTTTTTGTTCTTGTGTTTTCATTTTGTTTTTTTTAAGTTTTATAATTTTATTTTATTGGATAACTGAATATCCGAGTCATGTAAAGTAATAAAACTTAAGGTGGTTTTTTTCGTATCTATTTCATAGTTTCTATTTTTAAATTATTATTATTATTATTATTATCAGAGGCGAGGGCTGGATTCGAACCAACATACCAGTCTTTCAAAACTGTACCTACCATTTGATTACCTCGCCTTGTTTTAACCGTAAATCCTTGCGTTTACGGTATTATTTTCATCAGTTATATCTAACTTACCTTTAAATTTTAATGAACCCTTTGTTGATGGATTATCTGGTGTTTCTTTTGTTGAAAAACCAATTCCAGAATCCATATCAACATGATTTACATAATATGTCTGACCTTTAGCTTTAATTACCCACATTGGGATGTTAGCATCTTGTAAATGCATTTTATTAAAGTGTAAAATAATATCAGTTCTTTTTTGTATTGATATATTAAGCATTGGATAACTCCTTCCCTAATAAACTACATGAACTAGTTAATTTCCTAGATAAATCACTTGGTTCAAACGCTACAGCTGTTATTTGATTACCTATATCTGGTTCTCTAAAAATAGTGTGCTTTATACCAATTAGTATTGCCTTAGAAATTAATTTAATTAATTCTGGTTCATCGTTTACCGTTAAAAATGCTAAATAATTTGATTGTGTTTGCCATTGTTTTGCTTCAACTAAGTGTTCATGTTGAAAATCAATAGCTGCATGTCCAGATTGAACTGCTTGATGTGCAAGATTTAAATCTCGTCTTGTAACTACCCTTAATTTTTCGTTTACCTACTTCATTTTTATTGTTTTTGTTTGTTAATAATAAATATATGACATTTAATTAAAAAGTCAAGTTAATTTGTACCGTGCTCTGGATTCGAACCAGAATCACCCCCTGCTTTCGAGGTTAAGTTGCCGTTACCCACAACACGGAATCTTATTTTTTGTAGTCTATGTGGGGCTCGAACCCACCATCTTTAGTTTTAGAGACTACTATCTTACCACTCGACCAATAGACCATTTGGTTATTTATTACCGCTTTATTTTCTCAACTATTAGCTCCCAACGTATTGTTTACCAACCTAATTGTCTTATTAGCTTCAACGATTTTTATCCTAGTAAAAAGTTACCACCTCATTTATCTTGTGCAAATATACAACTATATTTTAAATATACAAGTAAATATTAAATATATTTTTTATTTATAACTACCATAATAGCATTAAATAGAGATACTAAATCTAAATCATTTAACGATTTACTCATAGTATCATCGTAAAGACCATCTTCTTTAATTTTAGGCAGAACCTCTACCATGATGAAATCCCAAGTATAATTAATTGTATCATCAGACACGTATTCAAAGTCAAACCTATTATATGATTTTTTAAACATTGGTTCTATTACATGAAAATAACCATTAATTGAATTATTATAACTATAATCATAATCCCATTTTAATTTGTAACCTAAATATAGAGCTAATTTATAGTTTTTATCAAATCTCCCAATAACTGGGTTTTCCTTGGTACCATCCATAGCACCATTTTTATATTTTTCGTATTCAACATTACTTATATATGCCATAATTATTTTATTAAAACTTTACCAAACCTAATAACACGCTCAACAAATTGTTCATAAGTACCATTATTATCTAATATAACATCAGCACATGCTTTATCAATATTAAACGATGAACTATCCTCTAACGGTAATCTATCACTAGCATCGACCCAAACAATTAAATCAAATAACCCTTGATTAATACACTCGCTTATTTCATTTCTATCCCTCATTCCAACATAACAATCAGTGATTTCTAAAATACCCTTAGCTAATTTAGCCTTATCATTTAAATTATATTCACATATCATATCATACCATTCACTTCTATGGTTTACTCGGTCTTCAAAACATTCTTCAGATGTTTTATAACCATACTTAACCTTCAATTTATCATATATAAAAATATCAGCAGCAGCTTGTGATGACGATTTAAATTTTAAACCAAAATTTTCACCTAGTATTTCAGCCATTGAATCTTTCCCATGTCTCATATTTCCAACCAAGAGTAATTTAGGAAATTTATTATTATTCATATTTTTCTATTTTAAATCGTTATTATTTATTTTACTAGGACCATTTAAGTCATTTATTTTCTTACGTAATAATCTTGTACTTCTTTCTAATATTTCTAATTTAGCATTAGATACTAAATAATCATTAATACTCATTATATTCTCTGGTGTGTTTTCAGCTAAAGACCACCCATAATTAGTTGTATATCTAATTCCACTCAATTTATCGGTAAACTCAAAAGAATCATTAGGTAGTTTAATAACATCTACCATAATTGACCCATATTTGACTGGTTTTTCAGTCCAATCTACCCAAGCTGTATTTGATAGATAGATATATTCTATACCAACCTTAGCTTTTTTATTACTATTTATTAAAAAATCAAACATACCCATATCTATAACATATTTATCATAAAGCAAAGATACATTTATTTATTTAAATATTCTAACTTTTTTAAATAAAAAATTCCCCAATTGGGGAATTTAATTATGATAATAATTCTATTTTACCTCTAAGTATATCTTTTAGTGACGCTGTTTTGTTTGTTATATGGTCACTGACTGAATTATCTTTTACACGATATGTTCTTCGTTTATCACTTCTTTCACCATTACCTATCTGACCTCTTCGATGTTCAATGTCGATAGAATTATGTCCACATCTATAAAATTCATTAACTCTTTTGGTTAATTCAATTAAAGCCTCAGCTTTGTTCTTATGTTGACATCTTCCATTCCTAACAACTTTGATACCTGTGGATTCATGAGTTATTACAACCGTTGAATCTGTGGTATTCCGATGCTGACCACCTGGACCTTGACCTCTAGTTGTTTCGATTTTAACTTCATTAGTTGAAAGGTTTTTCTCTTTATAGTTATTATCTTCTAAAATAACAACTGTTATGGAGCTTGTATGAACTCTACCTTTTTTTTCTGTTGGTGGGACTCGATGCCAAGAATGCACACCTTGTTCATTATTAAATATTTTTTTTGGGTCAGAACCGCTAAAGACATAGATGAACAAAACCATCTCTAACGTCAACTATTGAACATTCTAGATTGTTAATTTTAGCTGTTTTAGTGTAAATGTCTTGCATTTGTGTTACTAATAGCTTTGCATCGGACCCACCGTTACCATCTCTGATTTCTAAATGAATTGTTTTCATTTTTACTTGTTTTTAGTCTTTATTATTATAAAAAATCCCCACTTTTTGAGTGAGGATTTGTGTTTCAGAATAGCATGTTTTTAGTTTAATTAAGATTTAAAGTTTTTTTGTTTACTTGCTGTAACTATTCTTTTGTAGCGAAGGATGGACTCGAACCACCGACCTTCAGGTTATGAGCCTGCTGAGCTACCTACTGCTCTACCTCGCAATTTAGTAAGGAAGAATGGACTTGAACCATTATCACCACCTAATGGTGGTTCTTAATCTTAGACGACTTCCCCATATGAGTTTATGTTCTCCAACGTTGTTGCGGAAGAAGGATTCGAACCTACGACCTCAAGGTTATGAGCCTTGCGAGCTGACCTACTGCTCTATTCCGCTATTTAGTTCACTATAAAGGGGTTACACCTCTCACTTTTCAGTGTCGCACATATCGGTGCGAATAGTAATTTATTTGGTCAGAATCATTTTTTTTACTTTATAAGTTTTTAATTGCTGAACTGATTCTTTTACCATATTATTATCTCAAAATAGTGGTTCGTATTATTTTACATGATTAACGTGCTCATGGGTTAACTTTTTACATGATACCATAACATGATGAGTTTTATTACACTTTCGTGAACTTATAAGAAAAACACATTGTATTTCCGTTAAATAAGTAACCCAAGACTCACAACTTTTTCTCTAATTGTTTTTTTTGTATGCCGAAACTATTTTTTTAGATATTTAAGAACGTTTATTATTAATTATATACAAAGATACTAATAAATACGTGTTATGTCAAGTTTTTTTTACCTTATTTTTAACTTATTTATTAAACACCTGATTATCAGCATTTTATGGTACTTCTTTTTTAACTACCTCGTCAATAATTATAAAAATATCTTGTTTTTCATTAATTACATGTACAATATTTATTACTTCATAATATTGTTCATCTAAGTATATATATTCATTTTTTCTAGGTATAAATAAAATATTAATATTTCTTTTTACCTCTTTCCATTTACTATCTAGTATTGATACCGTATATTCTTCTTTTAACATATATAAATATATTAACTATTTTTACTTTGTAAAGTATTTATAAATAACATAACATTAACTAAAAAATATAACTATGAAAGCACAAAAAGATTGTGGGTGCAAACCACCTAAGAAATAATTTAAAGGCCCATATGGGCCTTTATTTTTTATCACTATAATAATCTATAGGTTCTTCGTCGTTAGTGTCTTGTTTAGTATTATTATCCTTATCATTCTTTGTTTTACTAAATTGTTCTGAAGCTGTAAACCCTAAACCGCCAATTACAATCCATTTCATTGAATCATATATAAATTCTTCAACTGTTAAACCCCAAAATAAATTGGTAATAAAACCAGTTCCCATTAAGAAAAAAGCAACAAGTGTTATAAACCTTTTGCTAGATATTTCTGATTCACCACTAAGTAATTTATTTATAAAGTTTCGCATTTCTTTTAATTATAAATATACAAAAAAATGAAAAAAATTAACCCCCGACAAAGCGATTTATCGAGGGTTGTTAGTTCTATTCCAAAAGGTGTTATGGATAGAATCATTTCTGAACAATTATTAATAATTTGTGGAGGTAAGGGGATTAATCTACGTTATTCCAATTATCCCTTATTAATTTACAAAACATTATCATTTCAACATGTGTCATAGAACCTTTACCTAAATTGGCTGTAGCACTGATAAATTGAATATTACCTATTATATACCCTAAAGATGAATCAATCCTATCTAAAGATGCTTTGTACATCATTGGTATTGATTTAGCGTCTTTAGGGTGGGTTAATTTTATACCAGTATATGGACAAATACCTTTTTGTTTTTCCCATATTTCTAATAAATACACTAAATCAATACTAACTTCTTTACCTCGTTTTTTAGCTCTATTTAAATGTTCTCGTAAACCTGTGTATTTATCTTTTCTATTATCTGATTGTAAAAATGAGACATTACCTTTAATATTTGAAACTCTACCCGTTCTAACACAAGTAAACGAACAATAGTGTTCTTTCCCTAATTTTTCAGTGCGTCTTATTTCACTACCATCTTTTTTAAAAATATTACCACAACAATAACATTTAACTTCGCTTTGTGGTCTATGATATTTTATTTTCACTTCCATACATATAAATATGTGTATATTTAGAAAAAACCGAATATCTCCACTTTTATTAACTTCTTTGCCAGCTTTATCTGTTTCCAATTATCACCACGTGGAGGTGAGTTAATTTTGATAATTTGGAGGTAAGGGGATTCGAACCCCTGTCCTAAGATATTCTTCAACGATTTCTACATGTTTATCCAATTCATAAACTGGCAATCCTTTTAAGATGATTATGGTTCCATATCTATAACAACCTATATATATTTAAACACGTTATAAACGTATTTTTTGGTGTTTCAACACCATAGGTAGTTTACTACCATTTACAATTGTTAGGCAAATGCAACCTCTCCTTCGAAAACAGACACGCTGCTTTCATTAAGGAAATTTTCTGATACGATATAATCGTTGTCAATTCAATGTTTTAATAGATAGTTTTAAGTGCTTCCAATTTAGCACTACATGCTTACAATTTACGACTATATCCAGTCAAAACCGTGTACCCCCATAATGTTTAAGAACTTATTTGTAATAAATATGTGAGTTTTAATAAACCCACACATTTATACAAAGATACTACATTAATTTACTTAAATCAAGTATTTTACAATTTATTTCTATTTTTATTTTCTTTTTGTTATAACACCATCGATTATACCGTAAGCTTTTGCTTCTTCAGCATCTAACCATAAATCACGATTAGCATCTTCTAATACTTGTTCACGTGATTTACCACAATAATCACCTAATAAATC